ATATCAAGTGTCTCCGCTCCAGCTATAACCAATGCAGCTAGTGGAGATTTATTAACATCAGAAATAACTGTATCAATCCTAACGAGCTGGAGTTAAAATGAGCACACACGAAGAAGACTTAGCCTTTTTGAAAAAGACAGGCCAAATTAAAGACGCACCAAAACCAACCGCACAAACTAAGAAAGACGAGGAATAACAATGGCAATCTATTTAAATAATAACGTAGGTGTTAAGTTGGCTACCAATGCTGCGCCTACTACACCATCAATCGACATTAGCTCATACGTGACTAATGCTGTAATTAACCAAATCGTAGATGAACTTGAGGTCACAACACAAGGTGATTTTTCTAGACGATTTGTGGCTGGTTTGCAATCTGGCACATTCCAGCTAGACTTTATAAATGACTGGGCAGCATCTCAGGTAAACGAGACACTTAGCGCAGCATTTGGCAAAACCCTAGCAGTATCAGTAATTACTGTTAAAGGCACTGCCGTATCAGCTACCAACCCGACCTATCAATTCTCAATTTTGGTCAATAACTTAACCCCGATTGGCACAGGCGGCGTGTCAGAAATTGCAAGCAGCAGTTTATCCTTTACTGTAAACTCCGTAATAACAGTGTCCCCATCGGTGGCATTCTAACTAAGGAGTAATAATGGCAAAGTTAAAAATTACTAGGGCTAATGGCGAAGTTTCAGAGCACAAGATTACGCCAGGAATTGAATACAACTTTGAACAAAAATATGGTGCTGGTATCAGCAAGATCTTGAGAGAACACGAGCGTCAGACTGAGATATTCTACCTTGCGTATGAATGCTTACGCAGGGCTGGCGCTCAGATACCTTTATGGGGAGCAGAGTTTATTGACAGCCTAGAAACTGTCGAGGTATTAGACGAAGAAAAAAAATAACAAAGCGGGATTCAATTCTTTACAGCATCGCACAGTTGAGCGTAGAGACTGGAATACCGCCTAGAGAGTTTATTGATATGGATAGCGAAATGTATGCCGCAATCATACAAGTGCTAACCGACAGAGCTAAGGAGATCCGAAATGCCAGTAGAGGTCGTAGGCGTTAAAGATGTCCTAAATGGCTTAAGTTTTATCGATCAAGATATGCGACAACGCATAAGAACCGCTATTGATCCTTTAATGCGTGGTGTAGCAGCTAAGGCTAAGGGATTTGTACTTAGCGATGATGCAGTTTTGTCTGGTTGGGCTAAACCATTATCTTCAAATGTTTCTTATAGACCATTCCCCAAATATGATGCTGGCGTAGTGTTAGCAGGTATTGGCTACAACCCTGGAGAAAATAAAACATTAAGAAATGGCTTCAAGGTGAGTAATTATGTTTACAACGTAAGCAGACCTGGATCTATTTACGAGACTGCTGGCCGTTTAAACCCACGAGGTAGAGCACCATTTGAAATGATAGCATCACAAGGGGCAAGCGGACAATATACCAAGCGATCAGCCCGCAGCAAAGCATTTGAAGAATACAAATCTAATAACCCATTTGCTAGTCAGCAATTTATAGCCGAATTAGAGCCACTTACATCACAACCTAAAATACCTGGTGCTCGTGGCGGTGGCCGTAAAACTAAAGGACGTTTAATTTACAAGGCTTGGTCACAAGATAGTTTAAAAGTATATGAAGCAATCTTAAAAGCGATAGATAATTCAGCGGTGGAGTTTAATAAAAAAACCGAAATTAAAAGTAAGAAGGCAGCGTAATGGCCAATATATTTGTAGCAGCTACGGCAACCTTTAATGGCAAGGCACTTACTAAAGGCAAAAAAGAGATCTCGGCTTTTGATCAGCAAGTAAAAAAATTAGGCAAAACTTTTGCAGGAGTTTTTGGCGCACGTGCATTATTTAACTACAGCAAGAAGGCTGTGCAAGCGTTTGCAGAAGATGAAAAAGCAGCCAGAGCCCTAGAGATACAATTACGTAATACAGGGTTTGCATTTGCAGCACCTGCTGTAGAAGATTACATAGCCAATTTACAGCGCACCACAGGCGTCCTCGATGACCAGTTGAGGCCAGCGTTTCAGCAACTATTGACAGTAACAGGTTCAATCACTAAAAGCCAAGAAGCATTAAATACAGCTCTAAACATTAGTGCTGCTACAGGCAAATCAGTAGAACAAGTTAGCGCAGCCTTAACACGTGCATATTCAGGCAATACCACAGGTTTAAGTAGATTAGGCGCAGGCATCAGTAAGGCAACTTTAAAAGCTGGCAAGATGGAAGACATTCTTGCGGAGTTAAATGCAAAATTTGCAGGACAAGCCTCAGCCCGATTAGATACCTATGCTGGCAAAATGGATTTATTGCGTGTGGCAGCAGCAGATGCAAGTGAGACTATTGGAAAAAGTTTACTCGATGCAATAAGCAAGTTAGGCAAAGATACAAGCATAGAAAGCCTAACTGAGGACATAGATGCGTTAGCCACAAGTATCGCAAGCGTTGTGAGTGGTGTTGGCGCTTTAATTAGCATATTAAGCGATCTACGAAACACACCTGGCATTAAGCAAATAATAGATGTTTTGAGATTTGGTAATTTATTTGATATGTTAAAAAAGTTGGACGAATTGTCTCAACCTGGACCTACATCTAATTTTACTTATTCACTAGGCGCTAGTGCCACTAGAGATGTAGAACGTGCTAAAGAAATATTAAGATTAAAAACTTCTAATAAACTACGTCAAGACGAAATTAACAAAATGAAGGGTAAGTCTAATGTAGATAAATTATCTGAGAAGTTTGATACTGACCGCATAGGCTTAGAAAAAGCATTAAATGAAACAACCGATGCTGAGACTAAACTACGCCTGCAATCTAAGTTAGCCATCTTAGATAATAATGAGGCTTTAGCTAAAAAGTATCTTGCAGAGTTAAATGCAGCCAGATCTGCTACTGATTTAGCCTCAGCCTTTAATGGCGCTACTGTGGATTTAAAAGCAGTAGGGGCTACTTTAGATGGCTTAAAAAATAGCTTGCCAGGCTTGCTTGAAAGGATTAGAGCTGGTGCTGCTACATTTGACAGGGGCCCAAGTGCAGCTACAAGCCCAGTAAATACTCCTGTAGATTTGAAAACTGTAGGAGAGACTTTGGATCGTTTGCAAACCACTTTACCTACCCTATTGGAAAGAGTGCAGGCTGGTGCAGCCACATTCGACAGAGGCACAGGCCAGTATTCTTTGCCTAGTGGTATGCCATCTAGTGCATCAACATCTGCTGCAACAACTCAACAACCTATAATTAACTTAAATGTGGCAGGCAGCATAACCGCATTACAAGAGTTTGAAACAACTATCCAAGATATGTTATTAAAAATCTATAAGCAAAATGGAGATCTAGCACCAGCAGGGTTTATTCAATAATGACTGTGCCTGTCATAAATGCAGTAATTAACTTTAGCACTGGCCCAGCATTTGCTCAAGCGTTTCTAATCGATTCAGGCATATTAGACACTAACGTATTGGCCGATGCTGCAGCTGTAATTGTCGATGTATCTAATCGGGTTAATTATGTTCAGACAAGAATTGGTCGCAACCCTACGGCAGATAAATTTATTACAGGTAATTTAACCTTACGCCTGATAGATCAGAATGGCGACTTTAACCCAACTAACCCACTAGGGCCGTACGCAGGCTTGCTTACACCGATGAAAAAAATTCAAATAACCGCTACATATAGTGGCACTACCTATCCTATATTCTCAGGCTTTATTACATCCTATGTCAATCAACAACCTAAAGATGCCACAGAGGTTGCCTATACAACTATCACAGCTGTAGATGCGATGAGGCTTGCACAAAATGCACAGATAAGCACAGTTGCAGGTGCTACGGCTGGCGATCTATCAGGCACACGCATTAACCAGATATTAGATGAGATCGACTGGCCACCATCAATGCGTTTAATAGATGCAGGTCAAACTACTTTACAGGCTGATCCTGGCACAGCACGCACATCTTTAAGTGCTATGGAGACTGTTGCCAATTCAGAGTATGGCGCTATCTATGTTGACTCCAACGGAGAGTTTGTATTCAAAGATCGGCTTACAGCTACTGCCTCGATTGGTGGCACACCTACAGTTTTTGCAGATGATGGCACTGGTATTCAATACGCCAATGCAGTATGGAAATTAGACGACACCCTTATCTTCAATTCGGCTCAGATCAGCAGATCAGGTGGGTCAGCACAGACAGCCATTAACCAGCCATCTATTGACAAGTATTTTATACACAGCTATAACCTACAAGATCTGCTAATGCAGACCGATGCCGTAGCCCTAGATTACGCCAGGGCTTATGTGGCCAGTAGGGCTGAGACTACGATCCGATGCGATGCTATCGAGTTAGACCTATACACCCCTAACTACAACACAGGCATAATTGCCGCCCTAAATCTAGATTTCTTTGATCCGATCACAGTAATTACTACCCAGCCTGGTGGGTCTAAGCTGGAGAAAACCTTGCAGATATTTGGCGTAGCCAACACCATCACACCTAATAGCTTTAAAACGGTGTTTACAACGCTAGAACCTGTCATAGATGGGTTTATAATAGGCAACATAGATTATGGTGTCTTAGACCAAAACGTCTTATCTTATTAAGGAGATATAATGTCAACTTTTCCAGGCACAACAGGGCAAGTAGTTACTTCCACAATGTGGAATGGATTACCAGCCTTTGAAGTACAAGCTGCTAAAACAGCAGATTACACAGCAGGCAGCGGTGATGAGTACCAACAATTAATACAGATCAATAAAGCAACTGCTATAGCATTTAAGTTGCCAACCGATGCAACATACAACTTTGCAATAGGCACAGTTATTACAGTATTAAATATAGGTGTTGGTACTTGCACAATAAGCGCAGTAACACCTGGCACTACAACTGTGTTAAGTGCTGGCGGAACAGCAGCATCACCAACACTTGCACAATACAAATCTGCTGCTTGTATTAAGACGGCTGCTAATGCGTGGTATGTAGTTGGGGCTATTGCGTAATGTTAAACATCATTTCTGGATTACTTGCACCTACAACACCATCTACATTTTCTGTAGATTATTTAGTTATTGCTGGTGGTGGTGGCGGTGGTGGTGGCAATTTTTCAGGCGCAACAGGCGGTGGTGCTGGTGGTGCTGGCGGCTATTTAACCAATACATTAACACTCGCCATATCGACCAATTATTCGGTACAAGTAGGCGGTGGTGGCACTGCTGGCACCACTTCCATAGGCGGAAGTGGGACGAATTCTATTTTTTCAACAGTAACATCAACAGGCGGTGGTGGTGGCGGATCTGAAGGCGGATCGAATGCTGGTATTACTGGTGGTTCTGGCGGTGGTGGCACAAACGGCGCAGCTGGTGGAACAGCCACAGCAAGTCCTAGTCAAGGTAATAACGGCGGAAGTGGTACTGGCGCAGGTTATGGCGGTGGTGGCGGTGGTGCTGGTGCGGTAGGTAGCAACGCAACTACTACCAAAGGCGGCGACGGCGGCAACGGCTTGTCATCAAGCATTACAGGCACTTCAATTACCCGTGGTGGTGGCGGTGGTGGCGGTGGTTATATTACGGCTAATCAAGGCATAGGCGGCACAGGTGGTGGCGGTGATGGTGCTTATTGGAATGGTTCGGCTGCGGTTGGCGGCACAGCTGGCACAGTAAATACAGGTGGCGGTGGTGGTGGCTCTAACAATAACGGTGCTGCACGCAACGGATTTGCAGGTGGTTCAGGAGTTGTAATTCTAAAGTATCCAGACACATTTACCGCAACTTTTAGTGGTGGCGTTACACAATCAACAGCTGCGCCATCAGGTGGTTTTAAAGTTTCTACAGTCACCGCAGCAGGTGTTTCAGACACAGTAAGTTGGGCATAATGGCACATTACGCATATTTAGATCAGAACAACATTGTTGTTGCAGTTACAGTTGGCAAAGATGAAACTGAACTAATTGATGGCTTAGACACAGAAACTTATTATGCACAGGGAACGCCATACACAGTAAAGCGCACCAGTTACAACTCTAAAATTAGAGGCACATACGCAGGCATTGGGTATACCTACAATCCTGATGAAGATATATTTATTGCACCTAAACCATATCCATCTTGGATTAGAGAAGGCTCATTTTGGAATGCACCAACACCTAGACCAGAAGGTGATTATGTTTGGGATGAAGACACATTAAGTTGGATTGAACTTGAAACCTAAACTATGTGCAGCTGGTGTCCAGTTAAGAGATCAAGTTGATACGTGGTTTCCAGATAGGCGTACTGCCAGTGATGGGTGGGTGGGCGATAGCCGTCACGCCGCCAGAAAGTCGGATCATTGTCCAGACGAATTTGGGTGGGTCAGAGCAGTTGATATTGATTCTCGCTTGGGTTCATCCGAAGGGATCAGTGCTTATGTGGCTGACCAAATCAGAGTCGCTGGCAAAACCGATAAGCGTTTATCTTACGTCATTCATAACGGACACATCGCTAGCAAGATATTAAATTGGAAGTGGCGTAAGTATCGTGGTGTTAATCCACACAAGCGACACATCCATATTAGCTTTACAAAGGCGGGCGACAAAGACGGCAAGGCGTTTGATATACCACTACTAGGAGGCAAGATATGAAGATAAGCGAAAAACAAAAGGCAATACTAAAGTCATACGCACGTGGCGTATTGGTATCATTCTTAACATTCTTAGCAAGTAATGAATTAGGTTTAGACCCAGCGTTGTCTGTAGTAATTGCAGCTTTGGCTGGTCCAGCGGCTAGGGCTTTAGATGCATCGGATTCCGTTTATGGCATCGGTGCTAATGAAAAATGAGTCCTACAGAATGGGCTGGCTTTGGCGCTGGCGTTATAAGCGTGCTATCAGGCGTGCTAATAGGATTACGTTTTTTAGTTAGAGGCTGGCTTAATGAGTTGCGTCCTAATGGTGGCTCTAGTATGAAGGATCAGATAACAAGACTCGAACAGCGTGTCGATGATCTCTTTGTTTTAATCAGTAAGCGATAATTAATTATGGCTACTAAACGCAAACCAAAGAAAAAGCCAGTACGTAAGCGCAGGACTACTAAAGAGCCTGTACTTACTAAACTGGATTTCTGGGCAATAGCAGCTAATGAGGTTTATATGGCGTGCCGTAAATCTGGAATGGATGAGGGCACAGCTCTAGCGTTTGCGATGGATAGGTCAAGTTATCCAGACTGGATCGTAGATACCAAAGATCCTATTAAGAATCCACTTGACGATTTCGAAGAAGGTGAAGATTAAGCGTTGGTTAGTTGTCTCAGATTTGCAGGTTCCTTATCAACTGGACTCTGCAATTATCAATATGAAGAAACTGGTGAAGCGTGAGAAGTTTGATGCTGTACTGGTGGTCGGCGATGAAATGGACTTTCAAACAATTAGCCGTTTCAGTGATGGGACACCTTTGGCTTATGAGCAAACCATTCACGCTGATCGTGAGCTATGTAAAGAGATTTTATGGGACTTATCCGAGTACAGTTCAGAGTGCCATATTGTCAGGTCTAATCATAGTGATCGCTTATATAACACTTTATTAAAAGTACCTGGTTTAATTAGTTTGCCAGAGCTGCAATACCCACGATTTATGGGCTTTGCCGAAATGGGTATGACCTATCACAAATCAGCTTATGAGTTTCATCCAGGATGGGTACTAGCCCACGGCGATGAAGGAAGTATGAGCCAGCACGCTGGAATTACGGCGCTAAATTTAGCCAAAAAATGGGGCAAGAGTTGCGTTGTGGGGCATAGCCACAGGATGGGCGCTAGCACCTTCACAGAAGCCATAGGAAGCCATTACAGGCCCCTTACAGGTATAGAGAGTGGAAACCTATGCAATATGAAAAAAATGTCTTATATCCGCTATAACAGCGCAAATTGGCAGAATGGCTTTGCTATACTAGAAACATCAAAGAAGGGGCTAACACCCACGCTAGTCCCAGTCGATCCTAAGGATGGCTCATTTACAGCATTAGGCAAACACTATGGGGCTTAATACAGAGTACGCCGAGCGCACCATCGACGACCATATCGACGACTTCGACGACATTAACGTTATCTAATCGTTATACAAAAACAACCCTAAACTATCCACAAAGTCGTACACAGGTGCAACACTATGCCTGTGCCACAAAGTATGTGTGCATAGATAGGGCTACAAAATGACACTTGAACTAGCTGTATATTTATTTATAGGGCTGAGTATGGCTACTTGGCTATTACTTATGCGGATTGATGATGTTAAGCAAACCCATTACTGGCGAGGCCGTAAAGATGGCTGGGATATGCACCGCCGAATGATACAAAACAAAATAAAGTCAGATGAGGTATTTGACTATGACAAAAACTGAGAAGCTGCTAGCAGATGTTGTCGACCTGGTGCATACAAGGGGATCGGTCTATGGTCACCCTTACACAAACCATAAAAGGATCAGTGAACTGTGGTCGGCATACCTCGACCATCCAATTACGCCTAGTCAAGTCGCATTATGTATGGCGCTCGTCAAGGTTTCTAGGCTTACTGAGTCTCCAGGCCACAGTGACTCGATCATCGACGCACTTGCTTACATTTCGATATACCAGACAGTCCTTGATGCAGAAGCCGACATCAATTTTACCTGGGGGGATGACTAATGGCATTTAACTTAGCAGATTATGAAACAGTCGAGAGCCGACTGGAGAAGTTTTGGAAGGAGTATCCAGATGGAAGAATCGCTACAAAGATTGAACAGGCCACAGACACTAGATACATTGTTAGTGCTGAACTATTTAAGACAGAAGCCGATGCTAAAGCGTGGGCGAGTGGGCTTGCTAGTGAAAGCATTAGTGATCGGGGTGTCAATTCAACTTCTGCACTGGAGAATGCTGAGACTTCAGCGATCGGCAGAGCGCTTGCAAATGCAGGTTATGCAGCTAAGGGCAAGAGGGCTAGCAGAGAAGAAATGACAAAGGTTGCAACTTATTCACCGCCAGGATCTAGGGCAAGAGCTGTAGAAAATGTGTTGCGTGAAGCGTTTGCAGAAGATGCCAAAGGTCAGCCAACTGTTTGGAGTGTTGGTGATGCAGTAGAAGCGATACCAGTTAATCCTAAAGCACAAGAATGCAAACACGGCGTGATGATACTTAAAGAAGGCATAGCAAAAACTGGCAAGACTTACCACGGCTATGTATGCAGTGCTGCTAAGCCTGACCAGTGTGAAGCTAAATGGGCAAAACTCACGGCTGCTGGATCTTGGTTCTTCCCTAGCGATAGTGAGGGAGGTGAGTAAATGGGATATGTTGAAATTATACGTGATGGGTTCACTCTACGTTTAGAAGATGATAAGCGAACCCTCACGCCATCGATTGACCTATGTGTAGCTTGTAATGATGACAGGCTAATACATTCTGGTAATTTCTTGGTATGTACACAATGCCACTGTAGGCAATAAGGATATTACCATAATGCATTCACAATTTCGATGTAATGGCTGCAAGCGTGATACCGAATTCTTATGGCTAGATGAGATCGATACGCCAGATGGATTTAAAGCTTATCAGTGTATGGATTGTGGTTGCGTAGGTGTTAAGAATGTGGTAGAGGCTTTGCATATACCTGACTCAGAGATATGCAGATGTGATAAGTGTGGTGGTTGGAAGTTTGACGCCGTGGTCTGCCACACTTGCCAACTGATTGGAGCGAAGTAATGCCAACGTATGAATACAGCTGTAATGAATGCGGCACCTATGGATCAGTACATAAATCTTATGATGATGATATTAGCCCGATGAATTGTCCTAAATGTGATTTACAAATGAGCAGAATTTACTCAGCGCCTGGGCTTATATTTAAGGGTGGCGGATGGGGCAAGAATGCCTGAAGCTACAGCTGAGGATTGGGCTAAACAAAACAAATTGCGCCAAGAATGGTTGGCTGCTAATCCAGATGCACAATACATAGGATGGACTTCTATATGACGCCACGCTGTGTGACCTGCGGTTTTGTTAATCGATTTGACATCGTATGCTAGGCTCTAGTGTAGCAGTGGCTCACAAAGCCACAAGGCGAGCCCGACAGGGAAAGCTCGCAAGGTGCTGGCTAGTTGGGATCGCTCTAGTCATAGTTAATCTTTGCTTTGTAAAGACTAATTC